CAAAATAACTAATTATGGCAGATAAGAAATTAACTAAAAAACAAGAAAAATTTGTGGACTTGATGGTTTACCAGGATTACAACCAAACTTACTGTGCGCATCTTGCTGGATATGAAAATCCCGGAGTAGCTGCTACTCGATTGTTGACTAGCGAACAGTATGCTCATGTGCAAGCTAAAGTGAGAGAGTTGAAGGCTATACAAAGAACGAAGAATGAAATTACTTATGAGGGGATTGCGAAGAAGTTAGGAGAGATCAGAGATGTTGCATTGGCAGATGGATCATATGGTCCAGCCGTTACGGCAGAGATTGCCAGAGCAAAGCTCGCCGGGTTGATGGTAGATCGGAAGGAGTTAAAGATTCATAAGATTGATAACATGAGTAGGGAGCAGTTGGAGATTAGGTTACAGGAGTTAGTCCGGGACAATCAGATTGTCATAGAGGGGGAGGTGGAAGTCGTTCAGGAGGATATGGTAGAGGAGGTGATAGGGGATGTGGGAGAAGAGGATGTAGAAGAAGATGCGGACTTGGAGGAAGATATGGAGGAGGATGTAGAGGAAACTAATCTTCTTGAAGTATCTGATTCATCTGAGCAGTAGACTTGTCTAGCTTTCTGTTGCAATAGGATTGGATCTTCATTCCTCTTTCAAAGGCTTTCAATGATTCTTCAAGACTTAGGTTACCGGACTCTAGTTTGCTAACTGTATTTTCTAACTCTTGAAGTGCTTCTTCAAACGTTGGCTCTCTCATGAGAGCCAATCATAGCATGAGTTTATTTCTTTCCTATTTTCTTTTTATTTTTATAAGCCTTGAGTTTCATAGCCCATCTCTTGGGCATGATGCGTTTACTTACTAAGCCATTAGCTTCTTCCGGGCAGTTGTCTTGCCACTTTTGATCTAGTTCTTTTAAGTTCATTCTATCCTCCATAGGCGGTAATTATTAACTGATTCTTTTCTGAAAGTAAACTTGCGATCCGCGAAATGTTTCGTGTAGAAGTTTCCTCTGAAGCTGTACATTTCTTTTTTGGTTAGGCCACCAATACTATCGCCCACGTCCAGCTTGTCTAAGGTATCGGTAAATTTTGTGTAGAACTTGCGTGTTGGTACGTTCTTTTCTATTTTAAATGCCATTGTTATTTTTCCTTTTTATTAGTTTCCATTTTGGTGTATCAGTCTTGCTAAAAACCATCTAGCTTTTTTTAAGTCTTCAACACCATTCTTTTTTTCATATCTCCAGATGTATTTGATAATGCTTCCTTTTAGATAACCTTTGTAAGCTTCCTTGCTCATACTTGACTCTATTGCGTCTATGCATTCAATCTCACTATCTTTGTAATGATCCGGGTTAATGTTGTCTTTCATCTTCTTTGATCTCTAAGATCCTGGGCAGTATCTGGACTACCCATTCTTGATCTTTTTGGTTGAGTGAATGAAAGATTCTTAGTAGCTCTGTTATTTTATTTTCATCTTCTGGCATTAGGTTTACTCCTAGTAATATCTAATTTCAAAGACTATTCTTTCTACTGTTGGCATCCATATCAAAGCAAGATATAAAGTGTACAAAACAAGTCCAATACAAAATGACACTTTAAATAAGTTCATCCAGCCTGTTTGCAGATAGTCTATAGCTTTGCTAATCTTGTTAAACACTCGTTCTCTTTTCTGTATTTTCTTTTTAGGTCTTCCCATTTTTTTCTCCTATTTATTTATAAATTTTAATATTTCAATATCAGCTAAGATTGAATTAGCTACAACTAAGATTGTAAAAAGAAATACGAATATAAAAACTATAATAGCTATCCCAACCCATTTCATTTCTTTTGCTATTTCTTTTTCTATTTCTTTCATTATTTTTCTTCCAACCAATCTTTATCTGTAATTTCTTGATAACTTTGATCTACTATTTGTACTTTTGGCAACGCTACTTCTTCACACTTAACAAACTCTATAGTTTCTTTTGGGTTTACTGCCATTTGATATTTGGCTTGCGATTCTGCTTCATCAATTGATTTACATTTAATGTTGTAGTAACCCACTTGAGTTTTCTCAACTCTAATCATGTAAGTTTTCATCTATCTTCCCCCCAACCTTTTAGATCTACGTTAACAATACTAGGTGAGTTGTATATGGTGGCTTCCTTGCCGTTTAATACTGCGTTGTATTCTCCCAGCAAATGCTCAAGCTTTAACCACCCAGCAGTCATATCATCATGACTCATTTTAAAGATCTTACTTGCAAACGGTTTCTTCTTTTCTTGTGCTACAAAGATAAAGTCCACTACGTTAAACCCAGCTCTTTCATAACCACGTTTATACCAAGCGGCTTGTAGATCGTACTGATACTTTCTAATAGATGATGTAAAGCCTCTAACAGAACAATCGGTAGTAGTCTTATAATCAACCAGGATTATAGATTTAGGATCGCTAGATAGATCTAAGGGGTATCTAAGCACATCTGATTTAACCTTTAGTAATAGATCTTTCTCCCACCAAAAGATTGCTCTTTCAAACGGAGAGTTAAATACTTCTGGGTATTCACCTTTAACTGCTGATAGATGTTTGACTCCTTCCGGTATCAAGGCCTCCTTCATGCCGTATATGGTTTCCTTATCTTTAGAAGTAATAACGGTTAATCCTCTATCCTCATACTCTTTCTTTAGCTCTTTATTAGCATTGGTGTATGGAGATCCAGTTAAGCAAACTACATCATTAACAAAGGCTTCTTCTCCTTCAACAATAAGTGAATGACTTGCGGTTCCAAACTTCATAGCTGGAGTTGTCTCTTGGACCTCCTCAAAAGCATGAAGCTGGCTTTGTCCAAACCTTCTTATGTTTGATGATGATACTCCTGGTACTTGGTGATAGAAGTTATGTTCCATATCTGGAAAATATACTGCGTCTCCTAATACTACATGCTCTTCTTTTTCTAATATCTCTGGTAATTTATTCATGATGCCTCCTCTAGTTTATCAAGTGCATCAGTAATTTCCTTAACACATTGTGTTAGCTCTGATACGGTAGTTTGTAGGTTGAACAAGGTGTAATTTAGTTTATCCCTTGTAAGCTCTTGCTCTACATGATTATGTAGATTATTTGTGGATGTTTCAATAATAGCATCCAGTTCTTTTCTTATATTCATAGTACTCTCCTAAAGTATTAATTGATAATATATCTAAATTGCATTTTAGAATAAAATGTCTATAATGTCTACACTTAGTAATTTAGGAGGTTACAAATGAGAAGAGAAGAAGAATATGTAATAATGGATGAGGACACAACAATAGGCTGTCCTGATCATGGTGATTTTTTAGCAACACCTTTCGAGCATTTAAAAGGTTTCGGGTGTCCTATATGCAGACATGATGAAGTCATTAAGCTAATAAAGGAACTGAATGACCGTTTAGACTATTGTATTGAGCATGAATCTAACGCGGCAGACAATCAAACGTCTATCCAGGCAGATAGTTACTCTATGATCATGCATGAAATGTACGGCAAGACTAAAAAGATCCTGGATGAATATGTAGAGGTTCGGGGCCTGAATAAGGTATAGTTAATACATGACATTAAAAGTAGTGCCAATACAAAACAGACTTACTAAACCTACCTTGCAAGAGGCGGTTGAAAGACTAGATAAGTTATTTACCAGCTACACCCTGAGGGGTGAAGATAAACTCACGGTTGTTCTAACATCATTGAGCTATTGTATTTGGAAGATACAGAAGATAACTGATGATGATGAGCAAGTTCTTGGTCTAGTAGATGAGATCCTAGATCAATATATTGAGGTAGATAGGCATAAAAGCACGTTTAGTAACTACGCATTATTTGATTCATTAACACCAAAATCGGGTCCAGATGATGACTAAAACATTATTGTCCTATTATTGTCACAGATGTATGACGCTAAAAAACCCTATAAGTAAGCGGGTTTCAGGATTATTTTATTTTTTTCATTTTTGTCACAGGAAAATAGAGAATACAGTATAAAAATATTACAAATATCTTGACTAGATAAATTGTAGTAAGGTATCCTCTCCATACACTTTAGGGTAATGTGGGGGTAGGTATATATAACTACTTTGACTCTAAACTGCTAAAACCATATGGGATATAGAAAAAACAAACTTGAATATGAACCCATTCTTGCTCCAGAAGATGAAGCTCCCATTGAATACGCTAACCTAGACAACTCCCTTAATCGCAGACAACGAAACTTTATATGGCAAGCCGTTAATAATCCTCGGCTTACTCTCGTAGAGTGCGCTCATAAGGCTGG